TAAACTAATTAAAGAATTTAAATTAAAAAATAATATAGAAAAGGTTACTTTACTATCAATCACTGATGGCGATACTAATAGATTAAGAATTATTGATGATAAAAATATTGAAAAAATACAACCTAAAGGATCTTACTACTGGGATAGAAAAGTTAAAATGACCATTGATGGAAAACAATTAACGATGGACACAGGTAGAAAAGGAACAGTTGCGTTATATAAAAATATTAAGAAAAGATATAATGCTAATATTATGGGATTTTTCGTAGCTGAAAGCAATCATGATCTTAAAAATAAAATATATGATGTTTGGTACGAACAGAATGATAATAATGAAGGTTGGTACGGAGAAGAATTTGCAGAATTTAGAAAATCAAAAGTAAAAGAAAATACTAAAAACAAATGCATAGAGTTTAATAATGCATTAGGATATGATAGTTTCTTTGTAGTAAAAGGTAGTAACTTTAAAATTGATGATGACGATTTAGATACATTTATAACAGAAGATGATGCTACTGACTCACAAATTAAAAATGCTTTCAAAAAAATGGCCAGAAATAAGAAAACTAATAAAAACCTTATGACAAAATTTGGTAAGGCGGTAGCCGTATAAACATGCAATTATTTGCAAAAAAACACTGTACATTTGGTCTTAAACCTGGTACAATACTATTATAAATTATTAAAAGGAGTGAAATTTATATTATGATGAATGTGAATACTAAAAATATATTAGACGAATTAGTCCATAACTATCCGGACACAACAATATTTAGAAAAGGTGCGATAGTCGATACAGCTAAAAAGCTTGGTTTCGCCAAAAAAGATTGGATGCCTTTACTAAAAACTAAATCAACTGTAAGAGGTCAATACGATCTATCTGCAGTTATTTTACCTTTAAGAGATGAATCCCATACAGATAATACTACATTAAGTATGCAATCAATTGTTAATAAAGAAAAATCATTTGCTTCAGTTGATGAAACATTTGTACCTTGGGGATCATTTAAAGATATTTCAAAGGTAATTAAATCTGAAATGTTTTATCCAATTTACATATCTGGAATGTCAGGTAACGGAAAAACATTTATGGTCGAACAATCATGTGCTAAATTAAACAGGGAGTTTATACGTGTTCAAATCAATCCAGAAACAGATGAAGATGATTTACTCGGTGGGTTCAGACTTATCGACGGAGAAACTGTCTTCGCTAAAGGCCCAGTTCTTAAAGCGATGGAAAACGGTGCAATCTTACTTCTCGACGAAATTGATAGAGCTACAAATAAAATTATGTGTTTACAGGGTATACTTGAAGGTAAACCTGTACTTGTTAAGAAAACGGGTGAAACGATTACTCCACAAGCTGGCTTCAATGTTATAGCAACAGCAAATACAAAGGGTAAAGGATCAGATGATGGTAGATTTACTGCAGCTTCAATTATCGACGAAGCATTCCTAGAAAGATTTACTATATCTATAGATCAGAAGTTTCCATCCAAAAAGGTTGAAACTAAAATTGTTATGAAACATATGTCAAAGTTTAATAAAATTGATGAAGAGTTTGCAGATAAGCTAACAACTTGGGCAGACATTATTAGAAAAACCTTTGATGATGACGGAGTAGATGAAGTAATTTCAACAAGAAGACTTTGTCATATTGTACAATCATACGCAATCTTTAATAATAGATTAAAAGCAATTGATTTATGTATTTCAAGATTCGATGATGATACTAAAGAAGCTTTCCTAGATCTATATACAAAAGTAGATTCTGGTGTATTAATGCACGAAGAAGAAGATCTAAAAGTAGATTACGAAGCTCAGGAAAATTACAATGAAGAATAAAATTAATTATAAGTTTAATGAAGGAGCTCTAATACAAGAGCTCCAGAATTATATTGATAGCACATACGATAGTCACTACAGTCGTAATAAATTTCAATCAACTGAGTTTATTAATGACTGTGGCCATGGTATGGGCTTCGCAATTGGTAATGTATTGAAATATGCACAAAGGTATGGTCGTAAAGGAACACCTGTAGATGCTAGAAAAGATCTACAAAAAGTTTTACACTATGCTATTATTGCTCTTTCAATCCATGATAGTGATAATAACGGAGAAAAAATATGCAATTAAGTAATGAAACTATAAATGTGTTAAAGAATTTTGCAACAGTTAATCCAAATGTTGTATTTAAGCCAGGTCAACAATTAAAAACTATCTCGGAAGCCAAGACAATTTTAGCAAGTGCACAAATTGTTGAAGACTTTCCACAAGAGTTTGGAATTTATGATCTAAACGAATTTCTTTCAGTATATAATCTTATTGAAGATCCGACTCTAACCTTCGAAGATAAGTCAGTTCTTATCTCTGGTTCGGGCCAAAAGGTAAGATATTATTTTTCTGAAACTGAAATTTTAACACAACCATCAAAAGATATTACAATGCCTGACTGTGAAGTCGGTATCAATATTACTGATGATCAATTAAAAGCGTTAAAACAAGCAGGAGCTGTTTTAGGGCATAACGATTTAGCTATCACCGGCGAAAACGGTGTAGTAGTTGCAAAAGTATTTGATGAAAAAGATGCAACATCGAATACTTATGAAATGGAACTTGATAGAGATAACTCATGTAAAAATGACTTTAATTTTGTAATTAATATGCCAAATTTAAAGCTTTTACCTGGTGATTATTTTGTCAATATTTCTTCAAAGCTAATATCTAACTGGACAAATAATGATTATCCAATAGATTATTTTATAGCTTTAGAGAAATCATCGACTTTTGCTGTATAAATAATATGGCAGAAAGTATTCTCATACGATATTATGAGGATAACATGAAAGGTGCTACATGGGGTAGGCCTTTCAAGATTAGTCTACTTTGCAAAGGAGAAGAAAATGACTGAAGAAGTAAAAGGTATGGAGCAACCAGAAGCTCCACAACTCGGTCTCAATGACATTGCGACAATGGTACAAATCATCGATTTAGTATCAAGACGTGGCGGATTTGAAGGTCCAGAGTTAGAAGCAGTTGGTGGCATGAGGTCACGAATTGTAGCGTTTCTTCAAGCAGCACAAGATGCACAAGGTCAACAAGGGGAAGGACAACTTCCAGTTGACGGAGTAGCAGAAGTGGATGCTGATGAAGCAGATGTCGTCTTAGACGGCGAATAATACAAGGGGGAGCAATTCCCCCTTTATTTTTATAGGATTATATTATGGAACTAAATGAAAAACAACAATTATTAAAAGCACTAAAGAATGGAACCGTTACGGTAACATTTCAAAAAATAGGCACAGGCGAAATTAGAGTCATGCCTTGCACTCTCAATCCTAAAGTACTAAAAGCAGAAGGTGTTAACATTAAATTAGATATGAGTGCTGATTCCGATAACTTTGCTGTGTGGTCATTAGACAAAACAGCATGGAGAAGTTTTGTATTAGATACTGTAAAAGGATGGGAGGTTCTAGGTGAATGAATTTTTATGGGTCGAAAAATACCGACCAAAAACTATAGATGATTGTGTTTTACCAGCACATATAAAAACTACATTTAAGCAAATTGTTAACGGAGGTGAATTACACAATATGCTTTTAACCGGCACAGCTGGTCTTGGTAAAACAACAGTAGCGAAAGCACTATGCAACGAATTAAATTTAGATTATTTATTAATAAATGGTTCAGAAGAATCAGGAATAGATACTCTTAGAAATAAGATCAAACAATTCGCTTCGTCAATTTCACTCCAGGGAGGCTATAAAGTAGTTATCCTAGACGAAGCGGATTACCTTAATCCACAATCTACTCAACCTGCTCTTCGTGGATTTATCGAAGAGTTTAGTAATAACTGTAGATTTATATTAACATGTAATTTTAAAAATAGAATTATTGAGCCACTTCATTCTAGATGTTCGGTAGTCGAATTTAATATTCCAAAAAAAGAGTCAGAGCGTTTATGCTCAGTTATGATGGCTCGTCTAATGCTTATATTAAATGATGAAGGTATTAAATACGATAACGGTGTTTTAGCTGAACTTATTATGAAGTATATGCCAGACTGGCGTAGAGTAATAAATGAGTTGCAAAGATATAGTACATCTGGTGTAATTGATTCAGGTATATTAGTTTCACTAAATGATGTATCGGTAAACGAACTCATGAGTTCCCTAAAGATAAAAGACTTTAAAAAGATGAGACAATGGGTTGCAAATAATATAGACTCTGATCCAGCATCTCTATTTAGAAAATTATATGATAATATGAACGAATATGTAGTACCAGAAAGCATACCGCAGATGGTTCTCATATTAGCAGATTACCAATATAAAAATAGTTTTGTTTCGGATCACGAGCTAAATTTAGTAGCTTGTTGTACTGAATTAATGGCGGGGGTAAAATTTAAATGACAAATGAAGATATGCTTAAATTAGAAATTTCTCAAATGCAAAAGCAAATACATGAACTTCAAATAAGAGTTAAAGATCTATCCGAAGAAAATATAGATTTAAAGCGAAGATCAAAATTGCTTGATGATTTGGTATACGATAGGTTAATGAAAAAATGAATCCATTTGACTATTTAAAATCAATTAACACAACCAAGAAAAATATTATGGTTGATGATTTAACTGAAAAAGAATATAATGCATTTATTATTAACAGAGGTCTATCGTTTTTTCCAGATACAGTTCTTTACGCAAATGAAATGAACTTAAATCACCATTTAGACAGTCGGCTTCAATATGATTTTCTTATAAATATAATTAAGAAAAAGAAAAGGTTTACAAAGTGGGTAAAGCCACAAGAGATAGCCAATCTTGAAGTAATAAAAGAATACTATGGATATAGCGATGAAAAAGCTAAATCTGTATTGTCATTACTAAATAATGAACAAATAGAAGAATTGAAAAAAAGGATTTATAAAGGTGGAAAACGAAAATATTGAAGTAAAGAATTGGTCACCAGCTGATATGCTGGAAGTATCATTAAACGAACCTGACGATTTTCTTAAAATCAGAGAGACTCTAACACGGATTGGAGTCGCGTCTAGAAAAGATCAGAAATTATACCAGTCATGTCACATATTGCACAAACAGGGCAGATATTTTATTGTGCATTTTAAAGAATTATTTCTATTAGATGGTAAGCCATCTAATCTTGTGGAAAATGACCTAGAGAGAAGGAACACTATTGCTACACTTCTTGCTGACTGGGGATTAGTTAATATAGTAAACTCAGAAAATGTAAAAAGTTTAGCACCCTTAAGGCAAATAAAAGTAATTCCTTTTAAGGAAAAAGCTCATTGGGAACTGTGTCCGAAATACAATATAGGAAACAGTAATGCAGATACAAACAATTAAAAACGCGTATGATTTTTTTCATACATTTATGAAGTCAAGTAGAATCAACAAAATATGGAATATGATTTTATGAAAAACTTAATGATGTTATCATTAACAGCTGTATTGATTGGATGTTCAACTACTAATCATTTAGGTGAACCTGAATTTGATACAGCGAAATTGTATTGCCCTAGCGATTACGTTGAAGTTTGTAAAGGAAGACATAAAGACTTTATGACTTGTGAATGCGTAAGTAGCATGGGTTTACGATTTCCAGAATTCTTATACTAAAACATAAGAATAGCAGTGAAAACTGTATAAATAGAATTAGGATGCCGCATGGGGCGGGTCCTAACTTAACCTTGCTAGAAATATAGGAGGAAAGCAAAATGGTAAGAACTAACTTGAACGTACCTCGTTCACTATTCGTAGGATTTGAAGGTTTATTTGATGAACTGGAAAGAATCCATACTTCAGCCCGATCAGGATCAGATAACTATCCACCTCACAATATTGTGAAGATCGATGATGAGAAATTCTTAATTGAGATGGCAGTTGCCGGATTCACAAAAGATGAAATCTCATTAGAAGTAAAAGATGGTATCCTTAAAATTAAAGGAACTAAAGAATCCGAAGATAGGGAATATGCGTGGAAAGGTATTTCATCCCGCAAATTTGAGAAGAGCTTCCGTCTCTCAGAATTTGTCGTAATAGATGGTGCCGACTTAGAGAATGGAATACTCGTGGTGTATGCCAGAGTTGAACTTCCAGAAGAGAGGCGTCCTAGGAAGATCGAAATAGGGTCTGCTGGGGCATCAAAGAAAAAATCTTTTTTGAAAGGCTAGTATCAGCGAACACTCAGTAGATTAGTATAACTTTTTTACTGGAGAACAGCTATGAAATATATTATTCATATGATGGATAAATATGACGATTTAGCAGAGACCCTAGGTGGATTAATTATAGTAGGCTTAACGGCTGGAGCAATCGTAGGATTCGCACCAGCTATAATGTGGCTACAAATAAATACCTGGTAATCTCTAAAAATGAAATCATGCGGGGGTAAGAAATTACCCCCATTTTTCTGCAAAAAAACACTGTACATTTTAGCTTAACCTGGTATAATAGTCTATAGGAATTGAGGAAGAGCTGTAGATGGATGGTTGTTGTGAAGCTCTACGAAAAAACCTAAGTAATAATTGTTTTAAAATCAATTAAGACGTGAAATATGGTGTTGAGATTATTACAAAAAAAGGTTAACAAAGAAGTGATAGAAATTTTGTATAAGCAATTGGGAAATCATGGTAAACGAAATTCTTTATGGTCGTTAGCTATCGACCTTGATAAAATTCAGGTAAGGCCTGGCATAGAAGGACACGCTGTCGAACTTGGGGTAACACCCAAGCCATTGAAACACCAAAAAATCTTATTTAACACTGTACATTATGCTAGAACTATGGTATAATAGATACTATTACAAGGTGACACTTATATGATGAAATTTTACACAAATGTATCGCGATATGGCAATATGTTGCTATATCGTGGTTTTGAGAATGGTAGAAAAATACAACAAAAAATAAAATACGCACCCACACTTTACGTATCAACAAACAGACCAACATCTTGGAAAGCCCTTGATGGTACTCCAGTTGGTGAAGTTAAGTTTGATTCTATGCGTGAAGCTAATGAATGGGTATCGCGTAATAAGCATGTAGCTGGTAGAGAAATATTTGGTAACACTCGCTACATTTCAGCTTTTATTAACGATGAGTTTCCTGGCCATATTGAATTTAATCGTAATTTAATTAATGTAACAACAATTGATATCGAGGTTCAATCTGATGATGGTTTCCCAGAGCCAGAGCGTGCTGATAATGTAATTACAGCTATTACAATTAAAAATAATATTGACAATACATACTATGTCTGGGGCCTAGGCGATTACGATACAGAAAAGTCTTTAATGAAATCGCATAGAGTTGTTTATAAAAAGTTTGATACAGAAGCAAATCTACTTATTGATTTCGTAACCCATTGGTCACAACCTTCACAATGTCCAGATGTTATTACTGGCTGGAATACAAGATTTTTCGATATTCCATACTTAATTAATCGTATATCTAAACTAATTGGCGAGGTATACGCTAAAAGATTATCTCCATGGGGAATGGTCGAACGTAGAGAAATAACCAAGCAAGGTAGAACACAAGTTGCTTATGAATTAAAAGGTATCTCTATGATGGATTATATGGAACTATTCATTAAGTTTGGTTATTCGTATGGTGCACAAGAATCATACAGATTAGATCATATCGCCAATGTTGTTCTTGGTGAGAAAAAGTTATCTTACGAAGAGCACGGTAGTTTATTTTCACTTTATAAAAACGACTTCCAAAAGTTTATTGATTATAATATTAAAGACGTAGAGTTGGTTGATAGACTAGAAGATAAAATGGGATTAATTACTTTGGCAATGACTATCGCTTATAAAGGCGGTGTTAATTACCAAGACACTTTTGGTACCACTGCAATCTGGGATACTATTATTTATCGTAAGTTGCATGAAAATAAAATTGTAGTACCATTCTCAGAAGATAAAACTAAATCAAGTTATCCTGGCGGATATGTAAAAGATCCTCAGGTAGGAATTCACGATAATGTGGTCAGCTTCGATCTTAACTCGCTATACCCATCTATTATTATGCAATATAATATGTCACCTGAAACGATTGCGGAAGGCGAAGTCACCAAAGTTGATATCGAAGCTGTCCTCACCCATTCACAAAAACTCGACAATAAAGGTAAAGCACTAGCTGCTAATGGTCAATATTTTAATACTGATAAAGTTGGTATTGTTCCATTAATTATTGACGAAATGTATAACGAAAGAGTAGGCATTAAACAACAAATGATTACTGCTCAAAAAGCTAAGGAAAAGGTAGATAAAGATGATAAACAAAAATTATATTCAATCGAAAGAGATATTTCAATCGCAGAAAATAAGCAAATGGCGATTAAGATTCTACTTAACAGTCTTTATGGCGCTCTTGGGAATAGGTATTTTAGGTTCTTTGACCAAAGAATCGCAGAAGCCATTACTCTTACAGGCCAACTTACTATACGATGGGCCGAATACGCACTTAATGCCCATCTCAACAAAGCACTGCGACCTAATAGTACATACAAGGATTACGTCCTGGCCATCGACACTGACAGTTTGTATGTATGCCTAGATGATATTGTTAAAGCTATTAAACCAGATAATCCAATTGATTTCTTAGATAAAGTTTGCGAAAAAGATCTTGAGCCAGTATTAGCTAAATCATATGATCAATTATATAAAATACTTGGTGGTATAAATAATCGTATGGTTATGAAACGAGAAGCCATTGCAGATCGTGGTTTGTGGACAGCTAAAAAGCGATATATCTTAAATGTTCATGATAACGAAGGCGTCAGATATAAAACGCCTAAACTAAAAATAATGGGTATTGAAGCTATAAAATCATCAACACCAGAGCCCTGTCGAGATGCTCTAAAAGAAATATTTAAAGTTATTATATCTGGTTCCGAGTCAGGTACACAAAAAGCTATTAATCAATTTAAAGAATATTTTAAAACATTACCACCACATCAGATTGCTTTCCCACGAGGTATTTCAAAAGTAAATACTTTTAAAGGCACTGATGGCATTTATAGAAAAGGTACACCAATACATGTACGAGGTGCATTATTATACAACAGTCAAATAAATGATTTATCATTAAATAAAAAATACACAAAGATTCAAAATGGCGAAAAGATTAAATTTGTCTATTTGAAAAAGCCTAATCGTATACACGAAAATGTAATTGCATTTATGGATTATTTACCAGAAGAATTTGGATTACATAAGTATATCGATTATGACCTACAGTTCCAAAAAACTTTCCTTGATCCTATCGATCCTATCTTATCAGCTGTTGGCTGGTCATCAGAAGAAATATCGACCTTGGAGGATTTCTTTGGATAAGCACTGTACAATATACCAAAATTATGGTATAATACTAAACAATGGAGAAAAAGTATGAAATTAGTTAGATTAGTATCCGGTGAAGAAATTATCGGAGACGTAGTAGAAAATGAAGACGGTAGTTATACTGTCAGCAATGCTTTTAATTTATTGCCAGGTGGTGAAGGTAAAATACAATTCATTCCGTTTATGGCATATACAGAAGCACATGCTGGTGTAACTTTTAAAGCAGAACACGTTTTATTCTCAGTTAATCCAGTTGCACAGTTAGTAGAACAAATTACTAATGTTAAAAGACAAATGGATAGCGGGATTATTACACCTGACACAGGAATTGTAAAACCATGAGTAATGATTGGGTAAAAGACATTCACGATATGCAAACTAAATATCAAACTCGTGAATGGGTAGAAAATAATCAAGATAAATTAAGAGAATTTTTAGAATTTAGAATTGATTTTCTTCAAGAAGAATTAGATGAAACTTCTGGTGCTTTAGTAAATTGTGATGCCGAAGAAATAGTTGATGGCCTTATTGATTTATGTGTTGTCGCTATTGGTACACTAGATGCATTTGGTGTTGATCCATATAAAGCATGGGACGAAGTACTTAAAGCAAATATGCAAAAAGAAGTCGGCCGTAAAGCAACAAGGCCAAATCCTCTTGGAGTACCAGATTTAGTTAAACCAGATGACTGGGAGGCACCATCACATAAAGGAAATTATGGTAAGCTTGACAATATTCGATAGTATATACGATAACAAAACTGAAAAGCGTATGGATTATAACTCATTCGATGAGTTTGAAAAAGTATTGTATAGTTTATCTGAGTCAAAAAAATATCCAACCAAAAAAGATGCACCCTTAATTAGTCCAGCTACTTACGTAGCTGATACTACCAGAGCTAACGCACATGTTGTAAACTGGGCAGGCTGGGCAGCAATCGATGTCGACGATTACGAAGGCAATATAAAAGATATTGAAAAGAAATATTCACAATATCGCTATGTTTGTTATTCTACAGCATCATCAACAAAAGAAAATCCAAAGTTTCGTTTAGTATTTCCACTTACAAAATCCGTAGAAGCTGGCGATATTAAACATTTTTGGTTTGCTCTTAATAAAGAAATAGGCGATATTGCTGATGCACAAACTAAAGACCTATCTCGTATGTACTATATTCCAGCTAAATATAAGAAAGCATTTAACTTTATTTTTTCACACAATGGTGCAATAATAGACCCAGATGCTCTAATGGAAAAACATAAATAT